GATTGAATTTCATATGCCATTAATGCCAGATCAATTTCTTAGAATGGAACCATTTATCAAACATGTTTTTGAAAAATTAAATGAAGATTTTGTTTGTGTCCATTTCCACGGAAATAATGCTCCTCTTCAACCATGGTTAGATGGATACTTCCCAAGAATGTTTGAAGTCACTTATGTGAGAAAAGATCTTATCAAGGAACATTCACTTGAAACTGAACCATCCCCCATGGAAGGTCTTGACTACGCATGTGCAACTGATAGACCCGATATTATTGTAAATTATTGGTTAAACAAAAGACTCTATGATTAATAAATATAATGTTTGGAAAAATTATTGGAAGATTTTTTTTGGAACCCCATTGTGGTTTAAAAGGGGATAATGAAGAGGGAACAGTCACTGTTTCTGAATTGGTTGAAACATTTCTTTTGTGGTCACATTGGAAAACCCAATTAAATAGAAGTTTTAAAAAAATTAAATTATTTACAATGTTTGAAACAACAGATGTTCATCCAGGTATTATAAAATCAATGAAAATATTTGATGAGGTTATTGTTCCATATGATTACCTCAAAGAAATTTTGGTAAAACACGGAGTTAATGCGGTGTCCCTAAATTGGTACACATCTGATTTAATTAGAATGAAACCATTTATTGTTCCCAAAGTTATGGACAAAGAAAGAAAAATATTTTTGTATGTCGGAACAAATGATAAAAGAAAGAATGTTACTACCCTAACAAAAGTTTTTGCTAAAGCTGCGGAGGGAACAAATCATTTATTAATTGTTAAGACAAACAAAGAAGATGAATTGACACAAACAAAAAATATTCAAATTATAACTGAAAAAATTTCATTAGAAAGACTTGCAAGTTTGTATAATTTATGTGATTATGTCATTTCATTTACAAGAGGAGAAGGGGTTGGATTACCAATGTTAGAAGCAAATTATTTTGGAAAACCAGTTATATGTCAAGACCAAGGTGTTTTTAGGGATGTAAAGAAAGAAGTTAAATCAGGATGGATTACCCTACCCTCTAAAGAAATACCTATTGATTTGGAAGGAGTTCCAGAATTTTTACATGAAGTATTTTATGGAACTTGGTTTGATATATCAGAACAAGATGCCCTTGGAATAATAAAAAATATCCTTTTAGATTAAGATGCTCTTAGCAATCGTACTTATTATAATAAATATATACATCCTATTAAATACTAGAGAGCCTAAAAATTTTAGAGACGTCAAGGAGCGTTATAGAACTTTGAGAGAACATTTAGCAAACCATGAAAAACCAGAGTTCCGTAAATTGTCCCAAGAGATTACATTAGTTGCTCACCAAGAACAATATTTCAGGACACTTGGGTATAACACAAATAAGGGTTATGAAATCGGTTTATGTATCGATGGTTCCCCAAATGAGATAATGCACGTCCTTCTTCATGAACTTGCCCACTCAACTGTTCCAGAATATAGTCATAGTCATAACTTTTGGGAAAAGACAGACGAACTCAAAAAGATCGCCAATGAAATAGGTGTTTATACACCCATTAATAATAAGACAAGATTTTGTAAGGCTGTCATCCAGGATAATTAAAATATTTACTTAACTTAAAGTCTTACAATGGCGGGTATGGATATGAACATTGTGAAAATGGCTGTCACTTGGACTTTTGTAATGTTCACTATATTGGCTCAGAATGTCAGGGATGGTTTTGCTTTTAATACAATTTGGATGGCATTTGCTATTCCAATGTTTCTTCGTTTTGTTTTATCAGGTGAAATCAATAAATTTTTGAATGTTGAATGGAGTTTCCTATTTATGGTCTGTCTATTCACTGGTGCTCTCACTTTTGCGTTTTCTCTTGTGAACCCAGACCTCGCTGATGGTCTTAAGAATTTTGGTAAAAATAAGAAAAACACAGCTAAAGTTATTGGATTGTTTTCTGGTATGTTCATGTTCTGTCTTTTGATGGCTGGATACGTTTCTTCTGATCCATTCGTTAAGGAAACTGTTGAAGTTGTGTATAACAATTCAAACACTTCCCTTATTCAATAAATACATTTGAAAAACAAATAAAATTAATCTTTCAAAAATATCTTTTCAAATTGATAAATTAAGTAAAATTATTTACTTTTTGAAAACATAACGCTGAAGAATGAAATAAACAACGGCGGCAACCATACCAGTGGCAGCGAGACCAACAGCTGAGCGACCACCCATGTCATTCATAAATCGTGGAACTGAGGATGAAAGTTTTTCTTGAACTGGTTTGCTAATAGCAATAGCGGCACAGATACCAACGAGTAGGGCTTCCATTTGGTCGTCAGTCAAGTTAAATGGGTTTTTGTTTGGTGGTGGGTTTGGTGTTTCATTTGTTGGGGTGGCACCAAAAGCTGGTGGGTTTTGTGGGGCAACATTTTGAAGTCCTTGCATGCGTGGATCAACACTTGGAGCTGGTGGTTCCATAAGACTAGTTCCTGGGGTTCCACCTGAACCATAAGAATCAACAATATCGGAAATTGGAGTAGCGTCCATTTGTATTTGTTGTTTATTTATATTTTTTTCTTCGAATTTCGCATCCACTGGCGGAGGTGGAGACATATTAGGTATATCTGGACCAAGTGTCTTATCTTCTTTTGTTGGAACTAAAGTTTCAGGTGGTGGAATATAAGCATTCAAAGGAACCATTCCATCATCACTCATTCCTAAATTCAATGTATCCATTTAGTAAATACTTACTTTTTATGAAAAATCATATAACGCGTGCTGGTGTTTTATTTTGTCTTTGAAATTGTAATCCCCGTTTTTTTAGAAATAGCCTTTTTTACAGAGCTAGAAGACGACGCCGTGTCATATTTAGGATTGTAGCTTTTCTTATGCAAATTCCAAAATGTAGGAGAACCAACTCTAAATTTGGGAGCTGGACTTTTCGCCTTATACCAACGTACACAGTCCTCTATTTTATTCGATTTAACGGTATTATCAAGAACAAGACATTAATAATTTTCAGTACAAGCATCCATTGTTTTGCTAAATAGGTCAAAATTTGGGAATATACCAAAGAAATTTTTCCATAATTTCTCTCTATTCGCAACAATGTTCTCACGGAGAATAAAAACATAGTCTATATTTGCTCTTAACGCGGGTGGTAAGTCCATACAATATTGCATAGAAAGCATAAAAAATATCTTAGCGTGCCTACCATTTAAAAATATTTCTCTCATAACGGTTTCTTTCAAAAATCTATTATCGTACATACAATCGTCAATAAGTAAGAATGTTGCAATGTTTTTCTTTTTGGGATCTTTAATTAATTTCTTCTGTCGTGTCATTACCCTTTCAATTGCTTCTTTATCAAACTCGTTATAAATAAATAAATCAGGCACAAAATCTCCATAAAATTTATTACATTCTTCTGTTGCTGATTGAACTATCCAAGTGGGTATATGTTTTTTGTAATTCATTATGTCCCTAATCAAATATGATTTTCCTGTGTTTCTCTTACCGATAAATACACAAATTCTATCATCACCCATTGTCCTAGGGTCAAATTTCTTGAGTTGTAAGTTAAGAGATGACATCTTACTAATGCATTCCGTTTTTTTTATCAAATTTTTACTCACATACTATAGTAGATGAGTCTGAAGCTCGCAGCTAAAGGTGTCCAAGATGCCTGGTTTGTCGGAAATCCTCAGATGTCGTATTTTTTTATGAATTACAAGAGACATTCTAAATTTTCTCTAGAACAGAAGGAACTTCCTTTCGATGGAGAACGTACATTTGGTAAAGAACTCTTCTGTGATATTGGATATTCCCATGGAGATTTAATAAAAAATTTAGCTTTACGATTGACAATGAATGATATTCAAGATGATGATTACCCAGAAACTGTAAAGGGTAGAGATGGAATGACATATGTTCAGAACATCAACTTACCTTATGTGCCATCTATGTTCACAGAACTTGTAGAACACGCTGATTTGATGATAGGTAATCAACTTATTGAAAGATTACCAGGGGAATATATTTATATTCACCAACAACTAAACAATAGTGAAAATGATACAAAAAAATCATTGAAAAAAATCAATGGTCATGGAGACTTTATTGACAATTTTGAAGATGATGCATTAGATGATGTATATGAAACTATTACTACATCAATGGATGAATATAACTCAAATACTTTCAATACATACATCCTAGATTTACCATTCTATTTTTTCAGGTCTCCAGAACTTTCTATACCCGTGTGTGCTATAAAAAGACAGAGGGTTAGTGTTAGAGTAAAACTTCGTGAATTCAATGATATAGTTTTTGGTGGAAAAAGAATAAATAGACATACGGGAAAAGAAGTGACTTCCCACATTCAAAATATTTCTCTTGAAGCAACTTTTGGATTTTTAGAAGAGAGAGAGAAAAATTATTTAATGACGAGACCCATGGACTATGTTATTACACAAGTGCAATATGCACAATTTGTAATGCCTTATCCCCAAAAGAAAAGAAGTGTCATGCTAAATTTTAAACACCCAGTGAAAGAAATGTTTTTTGTTGTTCAAAACAACGCTTACAAACAATTTAATAATACCCTAAGGTTCCAAGAACTAAAAAGAGTTGAATTAAGATTTAATAATCAAGTTGTATTTGGTGGTAATAGAGAATTCCTTGTGTACGATCAACCCACAGAACACCATGTTAATATTCCAGAACAAAGAACAATGAGATATAGATACAAACATAATGAATTTATTGAATTTGATACATCGTCTGAATTTGGAATGTATAGTTTTGCATTAGAACCAGAAAAAACATATCCAACAGGACAAGTTAATATGAGTCGCATCATTCACCAAATGCTTACAATTGAAATTGAACCAGAAATTTCTGATGTTTATTGCCCCAAACTATATGGACATGTTTTCCCAAAATCTGATGCAGCAGAGGGTAATGTTCCAATCTTATTAAGATATTCCATTGGTAGAGAATCACCACCTGTGAAATCTTATTGTATAAATAAGGACAATAATGTAAGAGTTTATGCAGTAAATTATAACGTTCTCAGGGTGGCAAGCGGATTAGCTGGTTTAAAATTTTAACTGTTAGTAGTAGGAATGGCTGGTCGTCTTCAAATTGAAACGGTTGGAAAACAAGATAAATTCTTGACAGATGACCCAGAATTCAGTTTTTTTAATCAGGTTCATAAAAAACATACACACTTCTCAAGACAAAATATAAGAATTGAATCGCCAAAACCATTAGAATTCGATCAAATTCTTAGATATAGGATTCCACAAAACCAAGGGGATCTTTTAACAAAAATTGCATTTGAATTTGAAATGGACCCTGTTATTTTATTTAATCATGGATATGTAGATTCATTTGGACATGCATTATTTGATTATATAGATTTATACATTGGGGGTGTTCTCGTTGAAAGAGTAAATACAGATTATTTACAAATATTTTCAGAACAATCTATTACACAAACAAAACAATATGGTCTCTCTAAAACACTAGGAAAATCTGTCATTCAAGATTCTACAGATGATTACACGAATCAATACGCAGTTGTAAATTACAATAGACCACAAAAATTTATTGTCAATGTTCCATTTCACTTCTACCAAAAACCAGAAATAGCCATACCAATTTGTGCTATAAAAACACAAGAAGTTGAAATTGAAATAAAAACAAGAAAACTTGAGGAACTTATTCTCTCTAAAGCTTTTACAAAATTTGTATATCCAACTGTCCCATACCAGGCAGCATATAATTTAAATACAAATCAAAATATTTTAGATATTAGATATATCCCAAATTTAGATACAAACCAAAAAGATGGAACAACTTTTGGTGGTATTGGTATGATTACATCACAATTAAGAATTATGAATAGATTAACACCATATATATGGGCTCACAGAGGGGACAGACTTGAATATTATGGGGTAAGTACTAAATATGTAAGGGAAAGTATTGCACATTTAACAATAGAATCTATTGCTTATACAAGGTTCCAATCAAACTTTTTATATAGACAAAATGACCCAGCTTTACCAGAAGAACAAAGAAT